TGTGTTTTCATTGTAATCTTACATGGGCAAACGGAACAACGTTTGATATGGTTATATTGGAAAATGCATACAAACAAGAACAGTTACCGTTGCCTTGGCGTTTTTGGAATGTGCGTGATGCAAGAACAGTATACAGTTTATATCCAGATTTACCTAAACCAAAAGCCAGTCACCATGCACTAGAAGATTGCAAACGTCAAATTGATCTATTGCAACAAACACTTCAGCACCTAGGAGTAACAAAACTAAGATGATTATAGGTATTTGTGGATTGATTGGAAGTGGCAAAGGCACTGTTGGCGACATACTTGTTGAACAAGGCTTTACTAAAGTAAGTTTTGCTGACAAACTTAAAGATGGTGTTGCAACTATATTTGGCTGGAACAGAGCAATGTTAGAAGGCGACACCGATGAAAGTCGTAACTGGCGTGAACAACCTGATGACTTTTGGACACAAGAAACTGGTAGGAATATTACTCCTAGAATTGTACTACAAGAATTTGGTACTGAGTGTATGCGAGATGGATTTGATGATAGCATTTGGGTTAGTTTACTTAAAAAACAAATGCTGGAGAATCCAGGAGACTATGTTGTTCCTGATGTGCGTTTTCGCAATGAACAAGATATGATTAGAGAACTAGGCGGAGAAATTTGGCGTGTACAACGTGGCGATGTTCCTGAATGGTATGGATGTGCAATGTTAGATAATACAACAGGCGGTAACCTAATGGAGTCCTATGATGTGCATGTTAGCGAATACAAATGGATTGATATGAATAACAAGTTCAATACAACCATCTACAACAACAGTACACTGGAACAACTTAAACAACTAGTCCTCAACGAGATCTCCAACCTTCCACGGTAAATCTAATCTTGTAATTTCTATAGTACAATTTAAACAAACACTTCTAAGGTTTGCAAGATTACTATTTTTAAGATTACCATCTATATGATATACTAATATCTGTGCTCCGCTCTTAGCAACAAACCTGCAACGGTCACATGTTTTTTTCTTTTTGTAACCATCAAGTTGCCAACGAGGAACTGGAGGCTTTGCCTTGCGATTTTTCCGTGTACAACTATCACATCTAGTGCGATAGTGTTTCTTTCCTTCGCTGATATAGTTTATTGCTACAAAACGACGGTTACAAGCATTACAAATAGGTCTGTCCATACGGATATTTAGTAAAGCAAACCTTTGCAAAGGGCAGTGTTTACGGCATTATTTGATAGATTCTTATAAATATCATTAAGAGATTATATTTTAAAGGAAGTGAAAAACATGGCACTAACATCCCCGGGCGTAGAAGTTACGATAGTAGACGAAAGTAATTATCTTCCAGCCGCAACAAATTCAGTACCGTTTGTTTTGATAGCAACTGCACAAAACAAAGTAAGCGGAGCAGGAGTAGGCGTAGCCGCCGGAACTACTGCAGCAAATGCAAACAAACCTTATTTGATTACATCACAAAGAGATTTAGCCGCTACATTTGGTACACCGTTCTTTTATAGTACTGCAGCCGGAACATCAATTAATGGTTATGAACTTAACGAATACGGGTTACTTGCAGCCTACTCTGTTTTAGGAGTAAGCAATAGAGCATATGTTCAGAGAGCAGATGTTGACCTAAGCGAACTTACTGCTACATTGGTACGTCCAACTGGAGATCCTGCTAACGGGGTATATTGGTTTGATGTAGGTGTGAGTGGATTTGGTGCATTTGAATGGTCAGCAACTACAGAAACATTTACTAACAAAGTGCCTACAGTTATAACAAATATTGCTGATTTAGTTGGTGGTGTATCAAGTGGTATACCATTATCAAGTATAGGTAGCATTGGTGACTATGCAATTAACACTACAAATACAAACAATCCAATGTATTATAAGTCGCCAGGGAATACTGCCGCTAGTGTAACTGCAAACAGTTGGGTATTAGTTGGAAGCGATGCATGGAAGAATTCATGGCCAACTATTATTGGAACTGCAACCAATCCAGTATTAACAAACGGACAAAGTATTATATTAAACGATGTTACTGTAACACTTTCTGGAACAACTATTGCATCAATGGCAGCTGATATCAATACTGCATCAATTGCAGGTATTGTATCCACAGTAGCAAATGGAAAAATACAAATATTTGTTGACTCAGCAGGATCAAATGATGGTTCCACAGATGATGGAAATGGTATCTTAATGGTTGAGGCCGGATTAACAGGTTCGTTGTTAGCAGATTTAGGTATTGCAGTTAGTGGAGACAAACCATATTATGCTCCGGGTCTAAGTCAAGGTTACAACTATAACAATCCACCATGGGGAGCAACAAATGCAGAACCACATCCAACAGGTAGTGTTTGGTATAAGTTAAACAATGTTAACTCAGGTGCAAATCTAGTTGTTAAGCAATATTCTGTAGCAACTGATACATTTACTACATTAAGTACACCAATTTATGCTAACGATCAAAGTGCATTAAAAACACTAGATCCAGCAGGCGGTGGAACAAATGTTCCAGCAGGTTCACTTTATGTACAGAACAATGTACAAGAGAACAACACATACACCAGTAAGTTTCTAGAAAGATTTACAACTGGTGCAACACTTGTTACTGGAACAACTGTTACTCCAACATTTGTTGCTGAAGAAACATTTACAATTCAAGCAAGTGCAAAAAACAGTACAGTATTAACTACTGCGGTCACTGCTACACTTAAAGGCACAACCGCAACTGATTTTGTTACTGCATTTACTGCCGCAGACGTGGCAAATACAACTGCAAGAGTATTATCAACTGGTGCAGTACAAATTGAACACACATTAGGCGGAGTGATTATACTAAAAGACACAAGTGGTACTCCAGTTGCAGATGCAGGAATAAGCACTGCAATTACAACAGGACAGGTTAGAGCAGGTAACAACAGTGATTTAATTCTAAGTAACTGGATTCCTCTAGGATTTGGAACAACTCCGGTATACACTGCAAGCTCGACTGCACCAAGTATTGATCCAGTAGATGGAACAAAATGGTATTATAGTGCAACTGGTGATTGTGATATTATGATTCAAAGTGGTGGCACTTGGAAAGGTTATCAAAACGTAACTACAGACCAAAGAGGTTTTCCACTATCAACTACTTCACCAGACGGTCCAATTGTTGCCGCAACTGCTCCAACAGTACAAAGCGATCTTAGTGCATTAGTATATGGTGACTTATGGGTTTCAACTGCTGACTTAGACAATTATCCACAAATTTATAGATGGGAAAGTGTATTAACTGTTGATCAATGGGTATTAATTGATAATGCAGATCAGACAGGACAAAATGGCATACTGTTTGCAGATGTACGTTGGGCTGGTAACGGCACAACTGATCCAATTACAGGTGACATTCCAACTATTAAGAGTTTGTTATCAAGCGACTATGTGGATCTTGACAAGCCAGATCCTACACTATATCCGGAAGGAATGTTAGTGTGGAATATGAGACGTTCAGGATTTAACGTTAAAAGTTTTCAAGTTAATTACTTTAATGCAGCAGACTTTCCTTTTGCAACATTTGGTGCATTGCCAACAGTAACTGATGCATGGGTAACTGCAAGCGGATTACAAAGTAATGGTGCTATGTATGCAGGAAGAAATGCAGTAAGAGCAATTGTTGTTTCAGCACTTAAAGCATCAGTTGATGGTGCACAAGAGCTACGTGAAGAGCAGAAAATATTTAACTTACTTGCGTGTCCTAACTATGAAGAACTAGCAACAAACTTAGTAGCACTAAACAACGAGAGAAACAACACAGGATTTATCTTAAGTGATGCTCCGATGCGTTTAGAAGATACAGGAACTGCTATTACAAACTATGCAACAAATGCCAATGGTGATGGTTTAACAACTGCTGATCCATACTTTGCTGTATTCTATCCAAGTTGTCAAACAACTGATCTAAGCGGAACAGTTGTAGTTGCTCCAGCAACACATATGATACTAAGAACAGTTGTTCGTTCAGATGATGTTGCTTATCCTTGGTTAGCACCAGCAGGTACACGTCGTGGTACTGTTGACAATGCAACACAGTTAGGTTATGTAAACTCAATTACAGGAGAATTTACGCAAACTGCTGTTAGACAAGGTCTAAGAGATACATTGTATGAGAATTCAATTAACCCAATTACGTTCATTCCCGGAAGTGGAATACTTAACTATGGTAATAAAACAACATTTACTGGTAGTTCACTTGATAGAATAAACGTTGCTAGATTAGTAGCATTTATTCGTGGAAGACTAGAAGTAATTGGTAAGAACTTTGTTTTTGAGCCAAACGATCAAACAACACGTGATGAGATTAAGAACTCTATTGAGAGCTTGATGATTGATCTTGTAGCAAAACGTGGTATATATGATTACTTGGTAGTGTGTGATACTTCAAATAACACACCAACTAGAATTGATGCAAACGAATTATACGTTGATGTTGCAATTGAGCCAGTTAAAGCTGTTGAGTTTATATACATACCAGTAAGAATTAAGAACACAGGCGAGATAGCAGCGGGTAACGTAGCAAGCTCAGCCGCAGTTTAAAGTACTTTAAATACATGAAAATGAGGCTCAGGCCTCATTTTTTTGTGACGAAATATTGATAAATAATATTTGTAATAAGGAGAATTAGAAAATGGCCGTATCATCGCTAACAAGAATGACAGTGCCTTTGGCATCAGACCAATCGAGTGCTACTCAAGGACTGTTAATGCCAAAGTTAAAATATCGCTACCGAGTGGTATTTGAGAATCTTGGCGTGTCTACACCTAGAACAGAACTTACCAAACAGGTAATGACTTTTACTAGACCAACTATAAACTTTGAAGAAATCGAAGTTCCAATCTACAACAGTAGAATCTATCTTGCTGGTCGTCAAACATGGGACGCAGTATCAGCAACATTTAGAGATGATGCTGGCGGACATGTAAGTAGATTAATTGGTGAGCAAATTCAAAAGCAAATGGATACCCTAGAGCAAGCATCAGCAAGTTCAGGTATTGATTACAAGTTTACTACACGTTGTGAAGTACTAGACGGTGGTAATGGAACAAGCACACCAAATGTACTTGAGACATGGGAACTATATGGTTGCTTTTTAGTAAATGCAAACTATGGTGATTTAGATTATGGATCAAATGATCCTGTAACTATTGAAACTTCAA